TGTGCATCTCACCCGAGTTGATGGCCGCCCAGTCATCCAACTCATCGAAAGCCACCGTGTCAGCGGTGGAAATGGCGATGGAACCGTCGACGGCATCCGCTTCGATAGCTATGGCCGCCCGATTTCTTATCATGTGAAGCAGGACGACGGTAGTGTCGTCGACCTTCCTGCCTCATCCGTCCTCCACATCTTCGATCCAGAGCGTGCATCATCGGCGCGCGGGGTGCCATCACTGGCGCATTCGATCAATCACATCCGCGACGAGATGGAGCTTTTGGCGCTCGAAAAGCACGCGCTCAAGGATCACGCCGACAAATCGTTCGCAATCACGACCGCCACCGGCGAGATCGACAGCAACGACGGATTCGGCGGCCTCGACATCGACTCTGGCAAGTCGGACGACAACCAATCAGACCCAACCGCCCTACAAAAGATCGTCGGTGGCAAATGGGTCGCGCTCAAGCCAGGCGAAGAGCTCAAACCCTTCGAGTCTAACCGCCCATCGCCAACCTTTACCGGTTTCCTCGACCACCTCCGCCGTGATTCAGCTCTGGGCGTCGTTCCATACGAGTTCGCAGCCGATTCGAGCAAGATCGGTGGCGCCGGCGTCCGCATGGTGGTCGCTAAAGCAGACCGCCGATTCTCCCACCGCCAAAACATCCTCATCCGCCGCTTTCTCACGCCCGTCTGGAAGTTCGTCATCGGCGATGCCATCACGCGCGGCGAGATTCCGCTGATTCCTGCATGGTGGAAGATTTCCGTCGTCACCCCGCGCCGCGTCACCGTCGATGCTGGTCGGGAGTCGCTGCAAAACCGCGAAGATGTGAAGGCCGGTCTCAAGACCCTCAGCGATCACTTCGCCGAGCTTGGCATGGACTTCGAGGAAGAAGCCGAACGCCGTGCTCGCGACATCGCTCACCTGCGAGACCTCGCTGAGAAATACGACATACCGCTCCAGATGCTTTTCGCTTCGGGGGTGTCTACCGAGCCGCCGGTCGAAGCACCGACTGGCCCTGCGAAGTGATAGGGAATTGACACCCCACGCGGTGCGTGAACGCACGCGATTTCATTTTGACACAAGAGCCGTGGGCCATCGCCCCGGAGGCAATGGACGGAATCATCGGCTTGGCCATGGACATGGCTGCCGGGAAACTCTTCACCCTTTCGCAAAGTGAAGCGCCCAAGTCGATCATGAGCGTCGCCGATGGCGTCGCTACGATCAACATCACCGGCCCGCTCCTGCCGACCACCGACGAATTCGATCGCGTGATGCTCGGTGCGACGAGCCTCGATGAAGTCCGCTCCACCGTTGAAAGCGCCGCCGCTGATCCAGCGGTCACATCAATCGTCCTCAACATCGACTCACCTGGCGGAACCGTTCGCGGCACACCCGAGGCCGCCGATGCGATTTTTGAAGCTAGCAAGATCAAGCCGGTACACGCGCACACCTCCGGCACCATGGCATCCGCCGCCTATTGGCTCGGATCGCAAGCGACCAGCGTGACGATGACGCGCTCGGCATCGGTCGGATCCATCGGCGTGATGGTCCCGCACATCGACCAAAGCAAACGCGCCGAGATGCTCGGCGTGAAGGTCGAGCTTTTCACCACCGGGAAGTTCAAAGCAGCAGGTTTCCCTGGCACCTCGCTCACCGAATCACAACGAGAGCTGATCCAAGAGCGCATCGATCAGGTGTTCGGCGAGTTCAAATCCGCCGTCACGCGCCAAGGTCGCAAGATCCCTGCTGAGGCGATGCAAGGGCAGACATTTTATGGCCCGCAGGCCGAGTCGCTGGGCCTCGCCACCGTGGTCCGCAATGCTTCGCAAGCAGGCAAAGCCGGATCCTCTCCGCTTCGCGCAGTTGACACTGCGGGAGATGGCATGAAGCCCGACTTCACCACCACCCCATCCGAAGAAGTCGTACCCACGACCGTTCCCGTCGCTTCCGAAAACAGCAACGAAGCCGCTCCTGAGAGCGCGCCCGAAGGTGAGCAAGAAGCAGCCCCTGAAGGTGAGCAAGAAGCAGCACCTCAAGAGGAAGCCGCGCCCGCCGCCGAATCCGCCACCGCCATCATCGGCGATCTCAAAGCCACACTCGCATCGCTGCAAAGCGAACTCGCCGAGCTGAAGGCCAACCAACTTTCCATCGACGAGGCAGTCGCCGCCAAGGCCGCCGCCATCGCCAGCCGCAGTTCCAGCGCACCCGTGAATGTGTCGCCGGACAACGCGGAAGCTCAATCGCTCGAAAGCGTGCTCGCCGAAATCAAAGCGACCACGAGCCCGACCGAAAAGTACCGCCTCGGCAAGCTCGCCGAAAAGCTCCGGGCCCAAGGCTCAAACTGAAATCCCCGCATTTTTTAACCCCAAACACACCCAATCACCATGCCAACACTCACCGTCTCCGAGATCCTGAGCTCAACGCTCGACTCGTTCAAAACCCGCGTGCCCGCTTTGGGCATGATGTCCACCGACTTCACCGCCACCCGCATGAAGAAGGGCCAATCCGGTTATGCTCACATCCGCACCCTTCCATCGGTTGCTGATTACGATGCAGCCGAAGGCGGCTACTTCAACGGTGCCTCGGAAGCCCGCAGCCTTCTAACCGATGTGCCGATCGTCGCCGACGGTCACAAGCATGTCACCATCAGCCTCACTCACCTCAACGCGATCGCCGACAAGAAGGACGCGCTCGCCGGTGCCATCGGTGATGCTGCCTATGTGCTCGCCAAGTCGGTTGTCGACTCGGCCCTCGCCAAGTTCACCGCCGCGAATGTTAGCCAGTCGACGACTGAGACCATCGCCAACACCGACCGCGACACACTCGGCACGGTTCGCAAGGCTCTCAACTCGAAGAAAGCTCCCGCTCGCCGCTACGGTATCGTCAACAGCGACTTCGCCGAAGCCCTCATGGCCGACACCCGCATCGCTTCGGGCGACTTCTACGGCCAACGCCTTGGTCAAGACCCCTATGTGGTTCTTGAAAACCTTGGTGGCTTTGAGAAGATCGTCGAGTATCCCGACCTTCCGACCGCTGGCAACCTCACTGGTGCGTTCTTCGCTCCTGAGTCGATTGTCATCTGGACCGGCCTTCCTGACGATTCCAGCGAGCTTGCCGCTCAATACGGCATCCCGCAAGTCGTCACGACCGAAGTCGTCACCGACCCAAACAGCGGTCTCTCGCTCCTCGGCATCCTCGGCCAGAAGCAAGGCACGCTCGATCTCACCCTCACCGTGACCATGCTCTACGGCTCCGCAGTCGGCAAGCAAGGTGGCAGCGCCGGTGCGATCACCGACTATGCCGGCCACCGCGTGATCTCCGCTTAATCCTCACCCCGGCCCTCGGACTGACAACATCGGTCCGGGGGCTTTTTCTAAATCTAACCTTTTACGAAAATGGCAGTTCTCAATCTTGTTGTGGAGTACAGCGCACGCGGCACCGATGCAAACGCTTCGGTGATCTACTGCGGCTACGACTTCGGCAAAGCGAAAGACTTGGTGGCGCAAGTTGGAGAAAAGGCACCTCGCCGCGAGCTTTATCGCGGTGGCATGCCTTACATCTCCCGCATCTTCCGCCCCAACACCCAACCGCAAGCCGCGGCTGCCCAGCCCGAAGAAGAAGCGCCGGAAGCCACACAGGCACCGGAGCCTAAAAAGGCTAAAAAGTGACCCTTTGTTTCATTGGTAGTAGTCAGGTTCGAGAGCCCCATCTGGAAATATCCGGGTGGGGCTTTTTTTGACGCCGCGCGTGAAGCGTGAATCTCATTCAGCAAGCCGCCGCAGAGGCGTTCGCGTCGATCCTCGATGACATCGGAGTGCCAGTCACGATCAACGGCACAGAGTACCAAGCCGCGATCTCGATGGGCGGCGTGCAGATCGACCTCGAAGAAGGAGGATTCTCCCAGGACGGATCACTCACCGTCCGCATGCTCGTCGCCGACTTACCGGATCCAGCGCCCGCGCAAAACAGCGCGATGACGATCGGTGGCCAGCGCTACAAGGTCGAAGAGATCATGCTCAAACCAGGTGCAGGCGTCATCGAGTACCGCGTATCCCGCCGCTAATTTTTTCCCATGAATCAACACATCGAAGACTACCTCGCCGAGCTCGTCGGCAACCTCGGCAGTGGCATCGAGGTCTTCACCGGCACTAGCTCGGATGTCCGCACGCCAGAATCTCACGCGGTGCTGGTACTCGCCGATCAGGTCGAAGGTGTCGTCGGCAATCTCTACAAGGCCACGGTCAAGGTCTCTATCTCATCTCCGGCAGACGGAAGCACCCGCAGCGCCCACATGGACATCGTCGACGATGTGCGCGACGCCTTCACCGAACCATTGCCATCGGCCCAGAGCCTCGGCATCACCGCGATTGATGTGCGCGGCTTTCACATCACCAATCACACCACCGCCGTCTCCGATGATGGACGCTGGGTCACTTCGATCGAAGCGCTGATCGGCGTCACCCGCTTGTGAAGTTGACATCACCCCGCTGGTATCATGCCAGCGACTTTTGGAGTCAATAACACCCACGGCCTCTCTCCGAATACCGGCCATGTGAGCGAGTCGAGCAAGGACTCCTCCGTCGAGGTCGCAACGATCCGCGACGAGCAGGGCGTCACTGTCTACGCAGGCCCACGCAAGCTCATCACGCGCAATGTCACCATCTCCGGCAAGGGTGATGCCGACATCGAAGCCGTCGTGCCCGGTACCGTCGCGCTCGGCGTGGCGATGATCACTTCCGTCAAACAGAGCGAGAGCAACGAGGATTTTCCCGAGTTCGAGATCCAAGCGACCATCTACGACGAGATCTAATTTTCCAAAGCCATGCCAATCACTTTCAACCAAATCGGAGTTCAGTCGGTATCCGCCGAGCTGATCGAGAGCGTCGAGACGACCAAACAAATGGAGTCGAAGATGATCATGTCCACTGAGGGCGGATTCGGCGCGGCCAAGACTTTCGATCCCACCTACGATTTCACAGTCAAAGGCCGTGGCACGACCACCGTGGATGCTGGCGACACCAACGCCGCTGGCTTCATCCCTGACTACATCGCGACTGGCGGTGTGACCGTCATCACCTCGGTGAAAGTCAGCGAGAAAAACGACGATTTCAACGAGTTCGAGATCAGCGGCACGGTTTATCCGGAAGCGCAGCCGATCGCCCAATAACCGGCTCGTAAGAGCCACCCAAGATCAACCATGAGACAAGGATCCACGGTCGCCATCGTGCGCGACTACGATACCCCGCCCGTCGAGAGCCGCAATACGCGGCTGATCGGCTCGGCCATCGCCTCTGGTTGCGAGTTCGGAACGGAAAAAGCATTCTCCGACACCATCGAAGATGTCGGCGGCAATCCCAAGCGCACCGTCACATGGATGATGGACGGCGGCAAAAAGATCAAATTCACGCCGATCGCCAAGGAGGAAGAAATCACCTTCGTCGAGTTCCAAAAACGCTTCAATTCGCAGGAATGGTGCGAGGCAAATGCCGACCATCCGATTTCCTACATGCGCGCTGCATTCGATTCGCACCACGGCCTCGTCGACAAGATCAAGACCATGCGCCCGATGCTACTTGTCCGCAAAGGCAAACGCCTCGCGATCGTACCAAGCGGCAGCGATCCCGAAAGCAAGGCCCAGCGCGAAAAGATCCTTTCGATATTCTAAAATCATGGAAACCAGAGATCAACTGATCGCGCTCGGCATGATCGAGAGCGAAAGCAAGACCATCGGCGGTATCAAAATGCGGCCATTTTCCATTGGCTCGCGCCAGATCGCCGACCTGCTCAACATCTCGATGATCTATGGCGAGGCCGTCAGCGAGATCGAGCTGCAACGGCAGATCAACTCCTTCGTGTGGATGCAGTCTGCGCCCGTCGAGGAAGTGGCCGATGCGATCGCCAACAACACCGCAGGCAAAGCGGCACTGGTCTACGCGCTCGGCATCGAATTTCACCGCTTGCCCGAGATCATCACCGAGATCGAGCGCATCGGCAAACAGATCGCGGCCAACGAGATCCGCGTCGAGTCGAAGTACAAGAGCGACGAGGAAACGCCGCCGGGAAAGTCCTAAGCCCCGGCTGGTGCGCCAGCGTGGTCTACATGCTCGCGAAGGAGACCGGCTGGAGTGAGGAGTTCATCCTCTGGAAGCTACCGCTCTCCCGCGCGCTCCAGTACTACCACTGCGCTCTGCAATCCGCGAACCTCTGGACACTGGAACCCGTGACCACCGAAACAATCGAGGCGATGGTGCCAGACTCGCTTTTGAGCTACATCGACGGACTGGTTGACTCTGAGACGGAATAAGAGATGGCCAAGACCACCATGGAAGCCGATGTGCGGCAGTTTCAAGCCATGGCCGGAAGGCTGGGGCAGTTCTCAAAGCGCGATGGCCGCGCGCTCATGCAAGAGCAGGCGCGTGGAGTGATCAACAAACTCATGATCATCACTCCTCCGAGCAACGGCAAGACCCGTGGAGTGAAGGCAAAGAAGATGGGTGAGGCAGCAATCGCCAGCGATGTGCGAGCAGTCTTTATCGGCACCACGCCGAAGCGCTCGGAAGTCAGTAGCATGGAAGACATGTCTTCGGTCATGCGGACAAAGCGCCGCCGAGGAACGATCCGCATCAAGCGGGTGAACGAACCAACCCGCGCCGCCCGCTCGCTGATCACCAAGTTCATCAAGGAAAAGCAAAAGGCCGTCGGCTACCTCGCCTCGGGCTGGAAGTCTGCCGCATTCTCAATCGGCAAGATCCGTGTGCCGAACTGGATTGGACGCCACAGCGCACCCGGTAGCGGCAAGATAAGCGTCACGACCTACAACATCACCGCGACGATCAGCAACTTGGTCGACTGGGCCAGCGACATGGACGGAATCAACCGCCGCGTGCAGTACGCCGTGCGCTGGCAAACGCGCGCGATGCAGAACCGCGTGAACAATTTTCTCAAGAAAGCGGCGAAAAAAGCAGCCTGATTGACACCCGACCCGAAATAAAAAGATGGCAGGCATTTCCACCAAGCTCACGCTGAACGCCTCGGATTTCGTCCGTGGGATTGATCGGTCGAAAAAGTCGGCAATGTCGCTCAAGAGCTCGATGTCGTCGATCGGTTCGGGCATCGGCTCGGCCTTCTCTGGCATCACCAAGAGCGTCGGAGCGATCGGTATCGCCGCCACAGGTGCAGCCGCCGCAGTCGGCGGCATTGCCTACAAACTGATCAGCATCGGTGAGGAAGGACTTCAAGCGGAGAACCGCATCAAGAGCGTCGTCAAGACCATGGGCCTCTTCGGTACCCAATCCAGTGATGTTGCCAACCGCCTCATCGAGATGGCCGATGCCACCGAGCTTGCCACCGGCGTCGATGGCGACTTGATCATGTCGGCACAAGCCAAGCTCGCGACTTTCAAGGAACTCGCCAAGACCGCAGGCATCACCAGCGGCGCCTTTGATCGCGCCACTCAAGCATCCGTCGACATGGCAGCCGTCTTTGGTGGCGACGCCTCGAACTATGCCGTGCAGCTCGGCAAGGCGCTGGAGGATCCAGAGAAGGGATTGGCCGCGCTCAAACGCACCGGCGCGCTGACCACTTCACAGATCAAAGCCATTTCCGAAGAGTTCGCCGCCACCGGCAACCGTGCCAAGGCATTCGACCAGGTACTCAAGGCGATCGAGACGCAGGTCGGAGGAGCCGCCAACGCCACCGCCAGCGGCATGTCGCGCATCAAGGTCTCGATCGGGCAGATGCTCGAAGAGGTCGGCAAGCCGATGTCCGAGGTTTTCTCCCAGTTCGCCGCCGATGTCGCCGCGATGACACCGCAGATCGTCGCCTCACTCAGTGGCCTCGCGCCCAAGATCCGTGAGGTTGGCAGCACGCTTGCCGCCGCTTTGTCCGAAGGGCTCGCTGGCGACACCTCACGACTGGTCAAGATCGGCGAGTTGATGGGGGAAGCGGTCGCGCTGGGCTTCAAGGTAGCGATCACACGCGGATTCATGGAGGCAACCGAAAGTGCCTTTGGATTTCTTGAGGACATCAACCCGATCCGCAAACTTTCCAAATGGAGTCAGGACACTTTTGGAAACGACCCAACTTTCAACCAAGGCAAAATCAGCGAGAACATTGCATCAGGCAAGGGCCGCGTCACTGAAGGGCAGATCGAGGACGGCATCGCTCGGATCCAGCAACTTTTCCGCGAAATTTCGATCAGCGCGAACCCGAAAAAAGCCAACCCTAACCTCGAATCGTTCAACGAAGAGCAACGCAGACTTCGCGAACAGCGCGGTGCCAACAAGCCGATCCTACCAACTCAACCCGACACGCCGGAAGGCCCAAGCGCCGAACAGAAAGCCAAGGCCGAAGAACTACGGCTCGCTCAAGAACAATACCGCCTCGAAGCCGAGATGGTTCGCGCGCGCATCGCTGGCGATGAGAAGAAGCTCGCTGATCTCGAACGCCAGAAAGCAATCCAAGAAGAGATCGTCGCACTCAACAAGCTAGGCATGACCGGCAAGAACGCACAGGACACCGCCGCCAAGATGGTCGATGCACGCAAGGCCGCCGAGGATGCGGACAAGGCCCGTGAGGAAAAGAAAAAGCAAGCAGGTCCAAGTGCCGGAGTCAGCACGCTCGGCAGCGTCGCCAAGGCAACCAATGTGCTCATGGGCCGCGCCGCAAACGATGGGATTTTAGAAGAAAGCCGCCGCCAAACCTCGCTGCTGCGAACGATTGAAAATAACACCAAGCCGAAGCGGCAAAAACCCGAAGTACCCAACCTCGTTTTCGCATGAGCACCGCCAAGTTGATTGTTGAGGGAGCAACAGGCTCCAAAAGCAAGGAAGGCGTCATCCAATGGGTGATCCCCTACTATGTGAGCAGCAGAACAGAAGTTTTGAGTGTTGGGACCGAAAACTACGAAGGCTGCCAAGAGGTCTCGCGGTCATGGAGCTGCAACAACGACGGGACCGATCCGTCCTACATTGTGACTATCACCTACGAAGGCGGATCGCAGCAATCGGAAGGCGCGACCTATGGCGATGAGGAATCGACCATCTGGAGCCTTGATTTCGAGATGGCTGAAGAACCAATCGAGGCCCATTGGAATTTTGAGGAAATCAAAAAAACTTTCGGTGGAAAGTGGGCAGATCCGGAAAACGAGGAAGATTGGGTTTTTCCCAAAGAACTGCCTGCAGGATCCAAATCATCCTCTGGCCTTGGAGGAAAAGGCAAAGTGGGCGCAGGCAACAAGAACCCGATGAAGGGCGTCAAAACCTACATCGTGATGAATTGCATCGCCTCGGTGAGCTACACCAAGAAAACGCTGCCGAAGACCGTGGTCAGCAACATCGGCAAGCTGTACCGTGAATTGCCCGACGCACCGGCTCAATTCAACTCATTGGACAAAGGAAAGCGCAACTGGATGAAAATGCCACCGCAGATCACCAAGCGCGGCAATGTCTGGCAGATTTCCGAATCGTGGAAGCTCTCCGAGTACTATGAATGGCCGAAGGAAGTCTACCCAGACGGCAACGCTGGCAATTTGACCTGATGAAAACCGAGCGGATCAAAGTCCAGAAGGGTGAGAAGATCCAAACCGCATGGGAGCGACTCGTGCGGTGGGTCGATACGCTCAAGGTGGTGCCAGGTGAGGGCGTAAAGGTGCGCGAAACTCCCAAGGGAACGATCGTGACCGTGCTCAAGCAGCGGCAGGTTTTTAGCCATCCATTCAAAGCAGGGCTGGGTGACGCC